CTGCGATGGTTACCTTGGCGTGTGCTGGTCGCGCCACCTTTGCCACATAGTTAAAGATTTCAATGAAGGTCATGTTGCCGTTTCCTCAGTAGGTTGATTGACTGCTCCGACCAGTGCTGATGCCCAGTCCTGCCAGTTCTCATAGATGTAGGGGCCGGGGATACCTTCGTTCGTGAAAACGTCGATTGCCTTTAAACCTGCCGCCCACTGCTTCCACTCCTCTTCGGGAGTGTTTGAAGATAGCTGTTGCGCCGCATACGCCTCGCACATGAGACTCGTCCACGACTCCCATGTCTGGTATCGAGGGTCGTATACAAGCGCAATCGCCATCTTAATTTCCGAAAGGTCGGACGTCGCCAAGCGTAACGCTCAACAACACCTTGCCCATTTGGTAAGTACCACCGCTCACGTTGCTTCTAAAACGCAAACGAATCTCGCGCCTTTGCTGGCGCATATCAATCTTGCCCGTGCTTGGGTCAAACGGATACTCTTGCGACGCCACGTCTTGCGACTGCGCGTAAGGACGACCAGTGACCTGCAAGGTCATCTCGCCCTCTTGAACGAAGTCAGGCTCGACGCGCTCCAAGTTGACCCAGAAGTTTTCGCCCACGGGCGCGGTCTGGGCAGGGCCACCAGCCACAAAACCCAAGTCGCTGGTCTGGAAAAAACTGTCAATGGCGTTAGAGGACTCAAAGATGACCTCGTCAGTGCCAATTTCATGTTGCCAGAGGGTAACCCTGCCTGCGGTCGTATTGAACGTCACAGGAACGGTTGCCGAGGCTGTAGCAGGGTTGTCCAGCGTGACGGTGTAGTAGTTGGGAGTTGCGCTTGGTGCAATTGCAATCACGACAGAAATGTCAGTGATGCCTGCGCCAATGACTTGCTGACCCAACAGCACCAAGTTGGTAATTGGAATTTCAATGTTGGCGCTACCGTTCACCGTGGTAGCGGTGGTAGAAAAAACTTCAGTCAACTCGCTCAAGGTTGCGCCAGCGTTGATGGGGAAGCGGAACACCGTAGAGAAGAACCCAGCGGTACGATACGCGCCCAGAGCGCCACCAGCGTCATACCAGCAGTCTTCGCGAATGTTGTAGATGATGCAGTCGTTGCATTCTTCAGACTCACCAGAGGGGTAGAACCACCAGATTTCGCCAAAGCGAGGAACCTTGTTGGCAAACACCTTCTGGCGCTGGTTGTAGTTCAGATTGTCAAAGAAGTAGTTCTGGTTGAACGTGTTCTTGATTTCCTTGACCACACCGTTGTACAGCAAGAAGCGGTCAACACCAATCCAATAGTAGATGCCGTCGTACTCAATCACGCATTGACTAGAAAGTATGGAGGACTGGCTGGAGATGATGTCATAACGCCAGTAGAAGGTCTGCGGGGAGCCTGCGACTGTTACGGTAGTAGGCGTGTAGCTGACGCGAATCAACGAGTCAAGCGACCAGAATAAGCCTGATGGAGCGTTCGAGCCGCCACGCACTGGCAGACCCTTGACAATCTTGGTCGACGATACGTTGGTCTCGTTGGCGTCCGCGCCGTTCCAGTTGAATGGATTGCCTGCGGTGCAGTTCTTGATAAGACCGTTGTCACCATAGACAAAAACGTAAGGGTGGAGTACCACCACGCCACCAGAGACTTCAATCAGGTCGTTTGTTGGGGTAGAGCCTGACGTGTCAGCCAAGGGAGACATATTGGTTCCGCTGATGTCTCCAGCAAAAACAATGGTGTTCACGATGGCGTCAGTCTGTGCAAGGTTTTGACCAGCGTGAGCAATCAACAATTGGTCGTTGCTACCCTGCGAATCAAACATGGAGTCAAACTGCCACAGGTTCAAATCGCTTGGGATGAATGAGCCGTTGACGGTTGCCACAGGCACAGAAAAGCCTGAGCCAGTTCCGCCAATGCTTGCCGCTGGTGCGCTCAAGACGTCGCCCACGTTGTAATAATTGCCGCCGTTGGTGATGGTGACCGTGGTAACGGTGTTGCCAGCGACCACGATGGTGGCTATCGCACCAGAGCCTGTGCCGCCAGTCAACGCCACGGCGGTGTAGGTTCCGTTGGTGTAGGCAGTGCCGCCAGTTACCGTGCCAAGCGTCAGAATTTTGGAACCAAAGTTGATTTGGCTGATGCCAGAGCCAATGCCGTTGTTGTCGACGTTGAGGACTTCAAGCCCATTGTTGTAGCCATTGAAAACTTGGTTGTTGCCGTCTACAGAGTTGACGTATAGCCCGCGAGAGTAGCCTTTGGCGTCACTGGTGATGGCGCGATAGCCACCAATCTTGCGAGGACGCCCACGTTGAAAACGCACCCAAAGTGCGTCTGTGTAGAAGTTCATGTCGAAAATCGTGCCGTCTCGTTGGACTCCCGGCAACGTGTCAATCGTGAAGACCTTCTTGACCATTAGAACGCTCCGCCAGAGATTCCACCTGTGAAGTTACCCGTTCCCACAATTGCCAGCCCAGTCGCTGAAAGCGTGGAGCGCAACACACCCAAGATGGCAATGTTGAACTCGCCTGAAGAGGCGCGGTAGATACCTGTCGAGGTCTCACTTGCAAAGTTCAAAGCAGGCGAAGAGACTGTGCCGTTAATCAGCGAGATGGCAGTTGAGCCTGCCAACACCGTGTTGGCGTTTACCAAGTTGACGGAGTCGCAAATCAGCGTTGATTGTTGATTGGAGCCAATAATTGCGGTTGAACCACCTGTGTTTGTGGTCAACGTGATTGTAAAGTTAGACGCGCCACCTACTGTGGCGTTTTGGATGTAGTACACCTGCACCGTCGGAGGGACGATGATTGTGACGTTGCCCGTCAAGGTTCCTGTGTACTTCTGCACCACGTTTGACGCCTCTGCGGCGGTCAGGGTGTAGGTTCCAGTGGTAACAGCTTTTGTCAGTTGGGTAAAAGCAAACTGCGTGTTTTTGCCCAAACCCACGGTGTAGAACGTCGTGCCAGAGCAAACGATGATGGCTGAGTCGGTTGGCTGAAAAATTAAAGAGGCAGAACCGTTGATGGTATTGCCACCAGTTCCTGACACAGTCAGCGCACCAGTACCGCCATTACGCAAAAACATAAACCAGTTGTCGCCAAGTGTGGCGGCAGAATCCAGCGTCAAAGTACCCGCACCGCCTGTCCACACATAAGTGCTTGAGCGGTCAGAGGTCAATGCGGTGTAATTTGAGGAGAAGTTGGTTACTGGCTGGGATTGGTTCAGGGTCTGACCGATGGCAATCAAACCATAGCCCGCAAGAGTCGCGGCGTCTGCACCAGAGGAGCCAATACCAAAAGCAATGATGCCCCAAGTGCCTGCGGTGGTTGCATTTGTGACGATGTAGATGTACTGCGCCTCGCCAGCGGCAATCGTAACAATGGTGTTTGCGCCCGTGTAATCTTTGACCGTTACAGAAACAGCGCCGACGTTGCGAATCAGAGCGTCTTGACCAACCGATGCTTGGTTGGCAGGCGGCATCCACAACTCGTTTGCGGCAGAGACGGTCGATACCTCCATGATGCGTGCGGCGGCGTCATCAGTCGTTGTGCCGTTGATGGGCCATTCCAACTGCAAGTCAGTCGTCAGGATGATACGGCGGTAGGAAACGTCCGTCGGTTGAACGACGTTGCCTGTGAATGGTGAGTTAAATGACATGATTAGGTATCCAATACAGTTGCTTGACGGTCACCAATACGCTGTACATCCTCAGACTTCAAAGTCTGAATAATCAGGTCGTAGTTCTGTTGCCACATAGGCATCCGCTCATCGTTTTTGATGTACGGCATAGCCTGCAACAAAGACCCATACAGCAACGCCTGTGGAGCGTAGATGGTGAACCAGTTCGTTTGGTTGGAAGAATCAAGCGGCTGGAGCCGCTCGTAGTACAAAACCTCAAACTCATACGCCAAATTGGGCGACGGAGCGACCAGCCAGTGGGTGTAGTCGTAGTCGCCGTAATAGGCGGGCGCACCAGTCACTGTGGCGTCTGGGTTGTACTCGCGCAGGTATTCATACTTACGAAGCAATACAGGCTGTTTTTGACCCGCTACAGTGACGTTCATTGATACTGTCTTGTGCCAGCGGGCAGGCTTGTCGATGATGGGCTGACCGACCGTCATGGTCGACGTCTGTACCGTCAGGTTGCCAAGGAACTTGATTTGGCTGGCAATAATCTGCTCTGCCAGCATAATGAACAGAGGAATCTTGGCGAGGGTATCCGCGTCAGTTCGGTCTAGGTAAGACTGGATGTTTTCGACTAAAGAGTCGTAAGTCATTACCGATGCGGTTGCCATATTTACCCCACGTTTCGTTCAAAATGTGGACAATCCACCAGTGATTTAAAGTTTCCACCCCAGCGGTTTTTGGGGTGCAAAGTTTCCCAATATGCACCCAAAGGTGCAAGGATGCCCTTGTCCCAGATTATCTGCCCATCCCTGAAGAAATTCAAGTCAATGGCACAGCGCTTGAGGTGAATGGAATTCATGGTCTTGGAACGCCCTGCTTTGACGTGCAGAGCCTGCTGTTCAGGTGTGCGGGCTAACTCCCCACCAGTGACCATAAAACCCTGCTCAGTGGCGTATTGAATGAGTTTGCAGGCATCCAGTAAGAATGCGGCTTGTTCTTGACTCAGGCTCATTCTTTGTCCTTTCTGCGCATCTCCATGACCTTCTCGACCGTTCGGCCTCCAAAGTAGGCGGTCATCACGAGCATCCCCCACTGACCCAGCAGGTTGACGTAAGCCTCATTGACATCAATACCTGCGGCGCTCAAACCCGCAAACAGCAAGTAAGCGGTCAGGATGTACACCAAAGTCATTGGGCGGATGTTCTTTGACATCCAAGAGTCGGAAGACATATCTGCCTGCCAGCGCTTGCTGACGTTGTCTTCTTGGTTGGCTTGCGCCTTGAGCAACGCCTGCAACTCTTCTTGTTCAATACGAGCCTTTTCAATGCCCAACTCAAGCAGGCGCTCTTCGTGGTCAAACTGAAGCTGGCGCAACTTGGCAACTTCAGCATCAGATGGGTTGTCAGAAATCTTTACGCCAAGGGCGTTCTCAACGACTTCTTTGCCCTTTGCTTGAATCGCAGAAGACAAAAGGCCCAGACCATTCTGAGCCAATGTACCAAGGAGGGATGCAACGATTGGAATCATTTTTTCACCATCTTTTCTCGTTCTTCAAGCAATCTGACTTTGACTTGCAATTCGTTGATGTGCAACATCAAGTTTTCTTTCATCATGGCTCGACGCTCCGCAGAGATTGGACTGTCTGTTGGGACGCCCTCTTTGGTAATCAATGCAGGCATAGCGCCCTCAATTCGAGTCAACCGTGTGGAGAAGTCATTCACCTGACCCAAAAGCCAAGCAAGGGATGCCACGATGATGGGGATGACCGCCTTGAGAACATCTGCCCAATTCATATCACATCCCCAAAAGTTTTTTAACAAACTCGGCGGCAACGCCGGGGCCAAGCAACACGACAGCAATGAGTATGTACAAGAGGTACTCAATCCTGTTCATGCGCTTGGAACCATCATCGAAGCGGGCCT